AATTTCTGAGATGTCCATAGTTCCAGATGAGTTTGAAACGCAGACTAGAGAACTTAGAAATATGGAAAATGTTGATAAGTTTACTAGTATTCTTGAAGTTAATGGTATAGTTAAATTCAAAGAATCAGAAAGAAAGAATTTTGTACATAAGTATATTTCACAATTTGGAATGCCAAGTTTCAAGAACATTTATTTGGGTAGATTTGGCTTTCAAGAATTTGCTAATGCCCGATTTTTGTCTTTTAAGCGTGTCAAATTGATGACCGAAAATAAACTTGGTAGCTTTAAAGAAGCCGTTTTTGAATGGTTTAAGGAAGATAAAGTTTATTCCCGTGCACTAGCGTTTACTGGTGTAGGAGGAACAGTGTTAGCTGCTATAGTGTTCACTTATAACTTCTGGAATTCAAATGCCATGTTTCAAGACTCATACAGCGCACCTGTGAAGAGCAAGAAAGCCTGGGAATCTTTAGGTTCCATGAGGGCTAAGACAGCTCCTATCCAGGGAAGGGATCCTTATGATGTTAATGGTAAAAATCATATTTTATCCATAATAGATAAGAATAGTTATCTTTTGATGATGAATGGAACTACAATGGGAACGGTTACCGCAGTTTGTGGTCAATGGTTCCTCTTCTCCGCTCATTTTCTAGCAACCTTAATGGTAAGGTGTAAAGATGACGTTACTTCTTCTCATGCTGATGACATTTTGTATTTGAGACGTTGTTCTTCTAAACATTCAGATGTCAATTCATGGGCTTTTACAGTTCGTGAGTTGTTGTCCAATTTTGTTGAAAATGAAGATATGGAAGAACGTGATCAAGTACTTGTTCTTATGCCTTCCCGTATTAATGCACACAAAGACATTAGACATATGTTTAAATTTAGTGATAAATTTAAGGAGCGTTACGACGGTGTCAGAAGGTTTTCTGTCACTGTAGATAAGAGAAACGCTGATAATGTAATCACCACGTTGAATGAAAGTCAAGCTGTTTTTGTTAAAAATCAGGTGCTCACGTGGAAAGGGTTTAAGAGTCATTGCGACGTTTACGGTCTTAGGATGGACAATGTCTCAGGAATGTGTGGATCTTTGTATGTCGAGATTAATTCTAGTTTACAAGCTGGTAAAATTCTCGGGATACACAGTGCAGGTTATAATGATTCTTCATTTTGCAACCCAGTGTTCAGAGAAGATTTGGACAGAATAACTAGTTTTGTCAAGGATCCAATTATGGAAGAAGCTGTTTTGTACCAAGGAGAAGATCCTTTCAATGGTAGATTCAATATAGTTGCTGAAGTTGAACCATTAAGAACTTCAGGCAAGAGCACTTTCAAGAAATCTAGGATTTATGGTAAAGTGCAGGCTCCATTAAGAGCTCCAGCTAGATTGATTAGCTTTACTAAAGACGAAGAAGTCATTGACCCTGCTATCAAATCTTTGGCCAGATATAATACAGTACAAAATCAAGTCATCCCGATGGCTGATTATGCTGAGTTAGTTAATTCTGAAAAAGATTTCTACTTAGGTGTAAAACTTAAGCAGTGTGAAAGTAGGGTTTATACTTTTGAAGAAGCCGTTTGTGGTCTTGATGATGATGAATTTAGTTCATTATCTAGAAGTACTTCTTGCGGATATCCTTACATTCTTACTAAAGTTAAGCCAGGAAAGCAAGACTTTTTTGGAGATGGAGCAGAATTTGAATTTAC